CTGCTACTGCTGCTGCCAACTCTGCTACCGCAGGGGCCAACTCAGCAACCGCAGGAGCTAACTCAGCAACCGCAGGAGCTAACTCTGCTACCGCCAGTTCCAACTCAGCGTCTACAGCTTCTACTCAAGCTACCAATTCTAGTAACTCAGCAACCGCAGGAGCTAACTCAGCAACAGCGGCAGCGTCTAGCGCGTCAACAGCAACTACAAAAGCCAATCAGGCAAGCGCAAGCGCAAGCACCGCCAGCACTCAAGCTACTAACGCTTCCAACTCTGCAACCGCTTCAGCAAACTCTGCAACCGCTTCAGCAAACTCTGCAACCGCATCTGCTAATAGCGCCTCTGGTGCATCTACAAGTGCTAACAATGCAGCCGCTAGTTACGACTCCTTCGATGATCGTTTTCTTGGGTCAAAGAGTTCTAACCCTAGTGTAGATAATGATGGAGGTTCTTTACTAACAGGTGCTATGTATTGGAGTACATCTAGCAATTTTATGAAAGTCTATAATGGCTCTGCTTGGGTGGGGATAGCCCCAAGCGCTGCTGATCAAGCTTTAATCAATATTGTTGGTGGAGAACTTACGGCTACTGAAGACTTAGGTTCTATAGCCACATCAAATACTACTAGCGTAGGTAATAAAATATCTGTTGTAGGTAATGCGATTGCAAATGTAAACACGGTTGGTGGGGCGATAGCTAACGTCAACACAGTTGGTGCAGGAATAGCAAATGTTAATGCTGTCGGCTCTGGTATAGCTAATGTAAACATTGTAGCTGGCTCAATCGCTAACGTTAATCGCTACGCAAACGAATATAAAATATCATCATCTGCCCCTGCTGGCCCTAGCTCTGGTGATCTGTGGTACGACAGCACCGCTAATATTTTAAAATATTATACAGGTTCAGCGTTTAGTGGAATTGTATCAGGAATTACAAGTGTTGCTGCTGATTCATCACCTCAGTTAGCAGCGGCTTTAGACGGGCAAAATAACAACATGACTAACATAGGAACCATCTCAGGTTCTAATCTACAGATGGACTTTGGAGGTCTTTCATGAGCAAATTATTACAACTTCGTGGCGGTACGACTTCCGAACATGGGTCTTTTACAGGGGCAGTACGCGAGGTCACTGTTGACACAACCAAAGACACACTTGTTGTTCACGATGGATCTACTGCTGGCGGTCATGCTCTATTAAAAGAAGGTGATGTTACTAACGCCAATTTCACTGGTGCTGATCTTGAGATTGCCAAAGGTGGAACAGGCGCATCATCGGCAGGAGCAGCTAGGACAGCGTTAGGTCTTGCTATTGGTTCTGATATTGAAACTTTTAATGCCAACAAACACCCATCGCCCACAGTCACAGGCACAAACGTCACAGCGACTAACGCAAGCTATCACATTGCATCTGCTGGAGGCATCACCATCACACTACCTGCAAGCCCATCTGCTGGCAACTATGTCATTGTTAAAGACGGGACAGGTGCGGCAGCTACAACAACATTCACAGTCGCTCGTAACGGCTCAAACATTGCTAGTTCTGGTACTGACCTTGTGTTCGATAAGAACTTTGCTCAGATCGTAATGACGTATGTTAACAGCACAATAGGCTGGAGCATTTAATGAGCAATTTATCAGAGTTACTACCAAGTGGTGGAGGGCAGAACCAAGTTGAGTTTGTAGCTTCTGGTACTCTGCCTAATGGTAAAGCAGTAGTGTTGAAGCCTGATGGTACTGTTGGAATTATTTCTGAAGCTAATGACGCTACTGGAATTACAGCAGGAAGTGAAGTTGTTTTTGAATCTGCAGCAACTAGTTACCCTTTCATTATCGTTGACCCAAATAACGCTAATAAATTTGTGGTTGCTTACAGTACAGGTAGTCAAGGTAGAGCTTGTATAGGGACTATCTCAGGTACGTCAATTACGTTTGGTACTGCGGTTGTATTTCACTCAAGCTCAGATACTGGCTATGTTTCAGCGTCTTTTGACCCAAATACATCGGGCAAATTTGTAATATCACACACAGATGGGAGCGGTAGCCCTTATGTTGGTAGAGTTATTATAGGAACAATATCAGGTTCTTCCTTAAGTTTTGGCACATCAGCAGTATTCAACAATGCTACTACTTATTACACATCAGTAGCCTTTGACATAAACACTGCTAACAAGTTTGTTGTAGCATACAGGGACGCTGGTAACAGCAGTTACAGTACAGCTAGAGTGGGTACAGTCTCTGGAACTTCTATAAGTTTTGGATCTGAGACTGTATTTAATTCACAAGTAGACCACTATCTCCATATAAAATATGACCCACACAACGCTAATAAGTTTATTGTATCTTATGTAGATACTGGCAATGGTAGCAAAGGTACATCTAAGATTGGTACTGTTTCTGGTACTTCTATAAGCTTTAGTTCTGGGCATGTATTTACTACTGCCAGCGTTCCTGACGTTATTTCACTAGCCTTTGATCCTAACACTGCTAACAAGTTTGTTGTGGCATATCCAAAAAGTCAAAACGGCAATAGAGGAACTGCTAGGGTAGGTACTATATCAGGCAATTCAATCAGTTATGGTGCTGAAGTTACATTCAATTTAAATGCTCAAACCGCAGGAGCGTCAGTAGCCTTTGACGCTAATAATGCTAACAAGTTTGTTGTAATAGGAGGTGCGGCTAATAATCACTTGAGAGGTAAGTTAGGCACAGTCTCAGGAACCTCAATTACTTTTGGTGCAGAGGCTATATTTAACGCTGCTGATTCTGCATCTAATGGAATAGCTTTTGATCCTAATAATTCACTTAACCTTGTAATGATTTACAAGGATGGTGGGAACAGTAATTATGGAACCGCACAACTTGCAAATGTAGGGTTGGCTGTATCAAACCTAACCTCCACCAATCTTATAGGCATAGCCGCAGAAGCGGCATCATCTGGCGCAACAGCTAAGATAAACACGTGGGGTGGCATCAACGAATCACAGACAAGCCTCACTATAGGCTCTGACTACTACGCTCAGACAAACGGCACGATAACTACTGCCAGCGCATCTCCCGCTCAGAGGATAGGTACGGCCATCTCTGCAACTACAATCAACATGAGGGACTTGCCGTGAGTAATTTAAGTGAGCTACTTCCAGCAGGTGGTGGCGGTAAGAATGTAAACTTTGTGGCTAGTGGTGTTTTACCCAACGGCCAAGCTGTTGTGTTGAAGTCTAATGGGCAAGTTGAGGCTGTTAGCATAAGTGGGTTAGCAGAGAGCATTCCTGCTGGTAGTGAGAGTGTATTTAACTCAGGGTCTAGCAATTACAAATCTATATCCTTTGACCCTAATAACAGTGGTAAGTTTGTAATTTCTTATAATGATCAGGGTAATTCAAACTACGGCACAGCTATTGTAGGTACAATAAGTGGCACTTCAATTAGCTTTGGTTCTGAGTATGTATTTGACACAGGATATAGTGTTTATACCTCCCTATCCTTCGACCCTAATAATAGTGGTAAGTTTGTAGTTTGTTATAGGAATAATACCAATTCCAATTATGGTACAGCTATTGTAGGTACTGTAAGTGGAACAAGCATTAGCTTTGGTTCTAAGTATATATTTAACTCGTCTACCACTAACTACACTAACGTAGCTTTCGACCCTAATAATAGTGGCAAGTTTGTAGTTTGTTATGGCGCTACAGATGCTGCTAGGGGTAAAGCTATTGTAGGTACTGTAAGTGGAACAAGCATTAGCTTTGGTTCTGAATCTGTATTTAACTCAGCAAATATAGAGTACCCCTTCCTATCTTTTGACCCCAACAACAGTGGTAAGTTTGTTATTGGTTATCAAGATCAGGGCAATTCTGCTTATGGTACAGCGATCATAGGGACTATAAGTGGCACTTCAATAAGTTATGGTAGTGAGAGTGTATTTAACTCAGCGAATACTAGGTACTTGTCCCTATCCTTCGACCCCGACACCAGTGGTAAGTTTGTTGTTGTTTATCACGATAATGGTAATAGCTATTATGGCACAGCTTGTGTAGGTACTGTAAGTGGCACTTCAATTAGCTTTGGGTCTGAATTTGTATTTAACTCAGCGAATACTGGTGAGACTTCCATATCCTTTTATACTAATAACAGTGGTAAATTTGTAGCTTGTTATAGGGATGCTGGCAATTCTAATTACGGAACAGCTATTGTAGGTACGATCAGTGGTACTTCAATTAGCTTTGGTTCTGAATCTGTATTTAACTCAGGGTCTACCAATTATTTATCATCATCCTTTGACCCTAATAACAGTGGTAAGTTTGTAGTTTGTTATAGGGATGGTGGCAATTCCAATTATGGTACAGCTATTGTAGGGCAAGTATCTACATTAGGAACTAACCTAACCTCAACCAACTTCTTAGGTATCACAGACGCTGCCATATCATCAGGTGCAGCAGGTAAGGTAACTATCAAAGGTGGACTAAAGACTGAACTTGCTGGCGGTACTTTTGCAGTAACAGTAACTAACCCAGGTTCAGGTAATCGTTATTACATCAATGGTGTTCTACAATATACATTGAACTTGAGAGAAGGATTTACTTACAAGTTTGACCAATCAGCGTCTAGCAATAGTGGACACCCCTTTAGGTTCTCAACTACGTCTAACGGAAGTCATGCTAGTGGCTCTGAATACACAACTGGCGTTACTACATCAGGTACTCCTGGCAATGCTGGTGCATACACTCAGATAGTTGTAGCTGCTAGTGCGCCTACGCTTTACTACTATTGTACTAACCACAGCGGTATGGGTGGCACAGCAAACACTCTTGCAGCTATCGTGCCTAACTCTGTGTATTACGTTCAGGGAGATGGGACATTATCAACAACAACAACCTCACCAGCAGTACGCATAGGTAAGGCACTTTCGTCCACCTCAATTAACTTGGAGTTTAGCTAATGAGTAATTTAAGTGAGCTACTTCCAGCAGGAGGTTCAGCTAAAGAGTTTGAAGCAGTAGCTAGTGGTACATTGCCTAATGGCAGGGCTGTAGTTTTAAAAGCTAATGGGCAAGTTGAGGTTGTGGCTCAGATTTCTGCTGCTGTACCTAAGAACATACCAACAGGTAGTGAGACTGTTTTTAATGCTGCAAATACCACTTTTGCAACAGTATCCTTTGACCCTAATACAGCTAACAAATTTGTAGTTGCCTATAGAGATAATGGTAACTCAGGTTATGGTACAGCTATAGTAGGTACTGTCTCTGGATCTTCAATAAGTTTTGGGTCTGAATATGTATTCCGTTCTGGAACTACAGGTTATATTTCAGTATCCTTTGACCCTAATACCACTGGTAAGTTTGTAGTTGTGTACCGCATGGCTGAGGGGAATAACTATGGTAGGGCGGTAGTAGGTACATTATCAGGAACAAGTCTTTCTTTTAGCAGTGAATACACATTCAATTCTAACATTACGAGCTACGTATCAAGTTCCTTCAACCCTGATACAGCGGGTAAGTTTGTAGTGACTTATAGAGATAATGGTAATAATTCCCGTGGTACAGCGATCATAGGAACAGTCTCAGGAACATCTATTAGCTTTGGTAGTGAGTATATATTCAACACAGGGGATACTATTGACACCTCAGTATCCTTTGATCCTAATAACTCAAGTAAGTTTGTAGTTTCCTATGGTGATGATGGTAACTCAGGTTATGGTACTGTGTCTGTAGGCACTGTTTCGGGAACCTCGATTAGCTTTGGGTCTAAGGTTGTATTCAACGCAGGGGATACTAATATCACCTCAGTATCCTTTGATCCTAATAATTCAGGTAAGTTTGTAGTTGCCTATCAGGACAACGGTAACTCTGGCTATGGTACAGCGATCATAGGAACTGTTTCGGGAACATCAACTAGTTATGGATCTGAATATGTATTTTACTCTACTGGTGGTGGTGCTGCTCTTTCAGTATTCTTTGACCCAAATATTACTAATACGTTTCTAATTGCTTATAGGCACTCAAGCGATGGAAATAAAGGTAAAGCAAAGGTAGGTACTGTTTCAGGTACTTCTATTAGTTATGGGTCTGAACATGTATTTGACTCTTCTAGCGCATTTACTGTATCAGCATCTGTTGACCCTAATACAGCAGGTAAGTTTGTAGTGGCTTATAGGGATACTGGTAATTCAAGTTATGGCACTACAAGATTAGGTCAGATAGGAGTACCAGCTGCTTCAAGCCTAACCTCAACCAACTTACTAGGTACATCAACAGCAGCATTTACCAATGGGCAAACAGCAACCATTGTTCCAAAGGGCGGTGTAGCAACCAGTGTCTCTAATATTACATTGCTGCAATCTTATGGATCTGAAGTTGTATATAACGCAGGAAGATCAGATTATAATTCTGTAGCCTTTGACCCCAACAACGCTAATAAATTTGTAATAGTCTATAAAGATAATGCTAATAGTGATAACGGAACGGCAATTGTAGGTACTGTATCAGGATCAAATATTAGTTTTGGCTCTGAGGTTGTATTTAATGCAGAATCTAACTACACCGCATTAGCCTTTGACCCTAACACTGCAAATAAGTTTGTAGTAACTTATGCAGATGGGGCTAACCAAAATTATGGTGCAGCTCGTTTGGGAACAATTTCAGGAACAAACATTAGTTTTGGCTCAGAAGTTGTATATCAATCATCAGAATCTAATTCCAATACTGTTTCTTTTGACCCAAATACTGCCAACAAGTTTGTTATTGCTTATCTAATCGGTGTTAGTTCTGGCAATGCTATAGTAGGTACTGTCTCAGGAACTTCATTGTCGTTTGGGACTACTGTGGTATATGAAGCAGCAAAAGCTGAATTTCCTTCTATATCGTTTGACCCAAATACAGCAAACAAATTTATTATTGCCTATAATGACGGAGGGGATTCAGATAAAGGTAAAGCAATCGTTGGTACTATATCTGGAACTACAACCAGCTTTGGTAGTGCTGCTGTGTTTAATACATCGGCAACTGGAAAAACTAGAGCATCATTTGACCAAAATACAGCGGGTAAGTTTGTAGTTGCGTATCGAGGAGGAGCCTCAGAAAATGGCAATGCCGTAGTAGGTACTGTATCTGGAACCTCTATTAGCTTTGGTACGTCTGTAGTATTTAACAGTGCACAAATTTCTTTTCTATCTATAGACTCTGACCCAAACACCGCTAATAGATTTATTATTGCTTACAGAAATAGTGGAAACTCAAATCACGGCACTGCCATTGTAGGTACTGTCTCAGGGACTAATATTTCTTTTGGCTCTGCGGTTGTGTTTAATTCAGGTAATTCTGATTATATGGATGTGTCATTTGACCCTAATGTATCTGGCAAATTTATTGTAGCTTATAAAGATAGTGGTAATTCACACTACGGAACAGCAATCGTAGGCAATGCTAGTGACACCCTAACCATTGGTTCAACCTACTACGTCCAATCAGACGGCACAGTATCAACAGTATCAACTTCACCCGCCATTATTTTAGGCAAAGCAATCTCAGCAACATCATTAATATTAAAAGGTAATTCATAATGCAAACTATCACTAACAACACTGGCGACGTATCAGTCTACAACTTCGCAGACGATGCAACTATTACTGCTACCGCAGACAATATCACTACACCTCATTTCATTATCGGTGATATGAACTCCAGCAATTCTACAATTCACACGGGCGTTACAATTCCTTCTGGATGGAAAGGCGGTAAGCATACATTTGATGGAACATCATGGGGTGCTGTATCTGGTTGGGTTGATCCTAAAGTAGCACAAATTGCAGCACTACAGGCTGAGATTGATGCGCTGAACGCGTAGGATAAATTATGTCATTACTTTATGGGGGCGAAAGGTTCGATGGGTACAACAAACCCAAAGCATCAGCCAAAGGTAATAAATCCCATGTAGTTGTTATTAAAGATAACGGGAAAGACAGAATGATTCGCTTTGGGGAAAAAGGCGCATCTA